GGTGATTTCTTTGCCGCTGAATGACGGGACTTTTTTCGACGTGTCGGAGAACGACAGGGCCAAATGGTCGCAGCTCTATCCGAACGTTGACGTTCTGCAACAGCTCAGAAACATGGCAGGGTGGTGCGATGCAAACCATACCAAGCGGAAGACACGCGGAGGGATTAAGCGTTTCATCACCGCTTGGCTTGCCAGAGAGCAGGACAAGGGCGGCAAAGCGCCGCAGAATAGGCCGTTTGTCGGCGGCGATGTATTCGCCGAGATGCTTGAGGAGGAAAAGAACCGTGGAAAGAGCTGACGTAATTAGCCTTTTAGGGCGTTTAAAGCAGGCTTATCCGCAGGCCTATGCCAAGATGACCCGCGCAGGAGCCGAAGAGCTGGTTTCCCTCTGGTCGGACATGCTGGACGGGGAAGACCCCACCGAAGCGATGGGAGCGGTGAATGCGCTGATTGCCGAGGATACGAGGGGATTCCCTCCGAAGGTCGGCCAAGTGCTTGCAAAAATCAGGGGCACAGCTTCCCCGCGAGTCTCGGTGGCGTGGATGAAGCCATACATCGAGAGGATAGCCGAACAGGAGGTATTCATGCCGAGCGTATCGCGTTATGCGAGAGAACACGGGCTGACGTGGGAAGCGGCGGATGCCGAAATGGCAGGCGGTGCGCCGTGAGCGGGTATCGCGGGGGCATTTTCAAGTGCCCGTTTTACTCGCGGGACTACCGCGACTATCTCAACTGCGAGGGTGCGCAAGTCAAGCTACCGAAAGAAGAGCTGGACGAATACACGCGGCGCTACTGCGCCAACGAAGAATGGCGGCGCTGCCCGATCGCTCGGGCGCTGACGCTGCACTACGAAAGGACGGAGAACCGATGAGCGAAAGAAACAGAGACAAGGTAAAACGGCTTGAGCACGAGCTCGGCAGATACCAGAAAAAAGTCGGCGAGCTGATGAAACTGAACGCACAGCTTTCCCAGCGAGCCGCAGGCGTTGCCGAAATCAGTATTGCAACCGACGCGCTGCTTGCACAGGTAGCGATCATCTACGGCGAGGATGTGATCGACGAGGACACAGGGCTGACGATCGGGATGCGCCTGATGCTGCCGAAATTTGACGTGCGGAAGGTCTACCGGCAGTACGAAGTGCATGCCAGAAGGGACGGCGGAAACTACATCATCGGCGTCGGTTTGCGTGACGATCCTGCGGACGGCAAGCGGGAAACTGCCGGGAATGCCACTGAGAGCGCGCAGGAGCGTTTGGGATTCGAAAAACGTGAAATGACACCACCGGAGGATAAAAACGCGCAGAGCGCGTCTCAGGGCGATTTGCAGGAGGCTAACGATGGCGCTGACATCGGCTGACCTTGCGAGGCTGGGGCCTGCGGCACAGAAGCAGGTGCTTGATAAACTGGCGGGCGCGCAAAAGCCGAAGAAAAGCAAGTACGGCAACCGCAAGGTCGTGCGTGACGGCATCAAGTTTGATTCCGAGCGCGAGGCGGCGCGGTTCGGCGAGCTGAAAGTGCTGCGAGCGATGGGCAAGATTCGCAACCTGCGGCTGCAAGCGAATTTCACGCTCGTGGAGGGCTACACGGCCATCGAGGGCGAGAGAATCAAGCCGATGGTCTACCGCGCGGATTTTGTTTACGAGCGGGCGACAGAGCCAGACCGCAACGGCACGGTGCATTGGCTGCGCGAGGTCGAGGACGCAAAGGGTGCGAAAACGAAAGACTATCTGCTGAAAAAGAAACTGATGCAGGACAAGTACGGCATCACGATCCGCGAGGTGTGAGATGAGTTTTGAGCATTGCCACAGCTGCCTGCCGCCTGTGAGGCACGCGGGCTGTCACAGCGATTGCCCGTACTATCAGGCGGATATCGCCGCGCGGAGTGCGGCGAAAGAAGAAAAGCGCCGCCTGACGGCCGCGAAATGCGACTGGCTGTGCGCGCGCCAATTCAAGACGTAGCGCTATCAACGACTGAAATGAGGGAGCAAGAAAAGATGGTCACAGAAATGGAATTAGGCCATCGCATCCGCGATTTGCGCAAGAAGAAAGGTCTTTCACAGTTGTCCTTTGCGGCGGATATTGACGCGCCGCAAAGCACCGTCGCTTTATGGGAAACGGGGAGGTGTTACCCGAGGTTAGAATCGCTTGGGAGATTGGAGAAGGCGTTCGACGTCCCCGTAAGCGCGTTACTGCTCGAGAGCGGAATACCGAAGGGCGTTCCGACTGAGCAGGAAATCGGCAAGCGTATTTTGGCATGGCGTAAGCTGCGCGGGATGACCTTGCAGCAGCTTGCCGACAAGGCGGGCGTCGGGCTGACCACGATACATAACCTCGAAACCGGACTGTGGTACGCGAAAATGCCGACGTACCTGTACATTGCCGAAGCGCTGGGCGTGTCGCTTGACGCACTGATCTACGGGGAGGTACACGCATGAGCAAGATTGTGAGACCAAAAACGCCGTTTGAGTTCTGCACTTATCCGGTGCTCAAGGAAGCGTTGGAAAAGATGAACTATAACCAGACAGAGCTGGCGCAATACCTCGGCACGTCGCAGTTTACGATATCGGCGTGGGCGCGCGGCGACCGCGATACAACGGTGCGGCTGCTGCTGGCGCTGGAAGATTTGACGGGCATGACGTTTCGGGAGCTATTCGGAGAATGCGAGGGGAGACGATGAAGGTTTTAGTTGCCTGCGGGGAATCGCAGGAAGTTTGCAAGGCGTTCCGCGCATTGGGGCACGAGGCATATTCCTGCGATATCCAGGAACCGTCTGGCGGGCATCCGGAGTGGCACATCTTAGGCGATGCGCTCAAGGCCATCGAGGGGGGCAAGTTACTACCATGGACGGGGAGACGTATGACGTCGGCAAATGGGACTTGATGATCGCGCATCCGCCATGCACATACCTAACCGTTACCGGGAATCGCTGGTTTAACACGGGAAGATATGGCGAAAAGGCGGTCAGACGGTTGCAGTTGCGGGAAGAAGCTTCGGCGTTTTTTATGGCCTTTGTAAATGCCAACGTTTGTAAAATCGCGGTAGAAAATCCGGTCGGATATATGTCTACACACTATCGTAAGCCTGACTGTATTATCCAGCCATATGAATTCGGGCACCACGCAAGAAAAAAGACTTGCCTATGGCTAAAAGGCTTACCCGCTTTGCGACCAACAAACATTGTAGATGCAGGAGATATTTTGCCAGGTGGATACAGTGTGGGGGCAAGCGCAAACTATGCAAAAGACGAGGCTGGTAAGATTATGCGATGGAATGACCCGCGTACGGCAAAAGCAAGAAGCAAAACCTTCCCCGGCATCGCCAGAGCTATGGCGGAGCAATGGGGCGGAGACATTAGGGACTGTGAGGGGAGACAATGAACAACGATTTAATGTTTTCGTCAAAATCTGAAATGTGGGAGACCCCGCAAGCCTTCTTTGACGACCTCAACAACCTCTTCCAATTTACGCTGGATGCCTGCGCAACGCCAGAAAACGCGAAATGCGAACGCTATTTCACCCCGGAGATGGACGGGCTGAAACAGGACTGGGACGGCGTTGTGTGGTGCAATCCCCCATACGGACGCGGCGTTGGGGCGTGGGTAGAGAAAGCACATCGAACCGCCGAGGAATCAGACGCAACGGTTGTTATGCTGCTTCCGGCGAGGACGGATACCGCTTGGTTCCACGATTACTGCTACAACGACAAATATGCAACCATCAATTTCGTGCGTGGGAGATTAAAGTTCGGCGGAGAAAAGAACAGTGCCCCATTCCCAAGCATGGTTGTGATTTTTCGCCGCCCCGCGAAAGCGCTACATTAGGGAGGAATGTCCATGAGCATCGGCGAACCATTTAGCTGGAAGCCTGCCGCATTTGAAGGCAGCAACGGCATTATGAGCGTGACCACGAAAGAGACGACTGCGCACGGGCGCGTCGTCTACATCAACGAGGCGCACCGCTACTTTACGGCGGAGGCGGAGGCACATGGATACAAACTCAGAGAGAGTTTTAAATTTTAACAATAATCAGGAGGAATTTCATCATGAACACCAATCAGGACTACATCGTTCGCTGCGACCGCGCAGGTGTTTTCTTTGGCAAGATCAAAGAACGCAACGGCTCCGAGGTCACTATGACCGAGGTGCGCAAGTTGTGGAGCTGGGACGGCGCGTGCGCCGTGGAGCAGCTGGCGCAAGACGGCACAAAAGCACCGGGCAACTGCCGTTTTACCGTGACGATCCCGGAAATGACCGTGCTGGGCGCGATCCAGATTATCCCGTGCACAGATACGGCATCGGTGTCGCTTCGCGGCGTAAAGGAGTGGAAGAGATGACGCTTGATGATAAAATCAAAGCCTTTCTGACTGTGAGCTCCGGCTACGGCGACGGCTCCGGCTACGGCGACGGCTCCGGCTACGGCTACGGCTCCGGCTACGGCGACGGCTCCGGCTACGGCGACGGCTCCGGCTACGGCGACGGCTCCGGCTACGGCGACGGAATTAAGAGTTTCAATCGGGAAACGGTCTATCGAATTGATGGCGTCAATACGCTGATTCGTTCCGTGCACGGCAACACTGCGCACGGGGCAATTTTGAACGGCGATTTGACGCTCACGCCGTGCTACATCGTCAAGCAGGACAATGTTTTTGCACACGGCGAAACGCTGCGCGAAGCAATGGAGGCGTTGCGAGACAAGCTTTTCGAGGATATGCCGGAAGATGGGCGCATTGATACGTTTCTGCGCGAAACAGACCGCGAGAAAGCATATCCGACGCAGTATTTTTACGACTGGCACCACCGCTTGACCGGGTCGTGTGACATGGGACGAAAGCAGTTCGCCCGAAACCACGGTGTTGACCTTGTACACGGCATGATGACGATTACGGAGTTTTTGGAGCTGACGAAAAATGCTTACGGCGGCGATGTGATTCGAAAAGTGATCGATAGAATGGAGGCATAAATGGACGCTTTATTCCTTACTCGTGAGGAAGCGGAAGCTGCATTGGAGGCGATGAAGGATGAGTAAGGCTGTTATGCTGAGCATCCGCCCGAAGTGGTGCGAGAAAATTGCCAGCGGCGAAAAGACGATTGAGGTGCGCAAGACGCGCCCGAAGATAGACACGCCGTTTAAGTGCTATATCTACTGCACCATTGGAGGGCAGGACTTAAATATTCCGATTTCTCAGGAACGGCTTATGCGCGACTATCTGGAAACCGGCTCTATGAAATCATTGAACTGCCCGCTTGGGAACGGTAAGGTCATCGGCGAATTTACCTGCGACCGTATTTACGAGCTTGAGACCAAAGCGCGCGGCGGCAGCTACTACGTTAAGAACGAAGACCAGCCGACGACGAATTTTATCGCACGGCAGTCCTGCCTTGATCTCAAGGATATACACGATTATCTGCACGCGCAAAAGGGCTACGGCTGGCACATCACCGATCTGCGCATCTACGACGCGCCGCGCGAACTGAGCGAGTTTACCGGTCTGCGCAATACGAGATTCGGCGCAGCACCATATGACATCAAGCGCGCGCCGCAGAGCTGGCGCTATGTGGAGGAGGGTTGAACATGGCTGAATACATTGAGCGATCCGCTGCTGTAAAGGCGGTCTTGCGAGAACGAAGCCCAGCAAACAGTGTAGCGCAGAATCGCAAGTTATCTATTATTCAACGGGATTTGTTGACAATTCCCGCCGCTGATGTTGCGCCGGTGACGCGTTGCAAGGACTGCAAGTATGCATATATCAATAGCTTTGCGGTGTCATCAGGCGAGGCTCTTTGCACGTTAAGTGGGAAGCCGATGCAGCAAGACGACTTTTGCAGCTACGGCGAGCCGAAGGAGGGATAACGCATGGACGTTGTTGGGCGAAAGGTTGTTAAAACGCGGGCGGCTCATGTGTGCTTCGGTTGCGGGCGCAAATTCGAGCAAGGGGCTATGATGGAGCGCAGTTGCGTTTTCGATGGTGCGCCGTGGACGTGCTATCTGTGCGAGAGCTGTCAGAAAGCGTCTTCTGAGTTAGGATGGCAAGACGAGTATGGATTTGGGGATCTACGTGAACGTGCGCTTGAGATAGAGAGCGCAAAGATGGACGACAAGGAGGGCGCAAATGCTGACGATCACGATTAAAGCCAACGTCCCCGCCGCTGATGCGCAGGGCATCAAGGAGCGCCTCGCCATGGATATTGAGCGATACGGAGACGTGAAGGTCGTGAAGGTCGAGAGCGACCGGGGGCAAGAAGAACAATTACGAATGAAATAATGCCTGCGGGCGAAAAAGAAAGGAATTTTGCTATGAAAAAGTATATCGGAACGAAACTCATCGAGGCGGAGCCCGCCTACCGTGTGGACGGCAAGGTCGTTGCGCTCGCAGAGAACAAAGTGCCGCGCGGCTACAAGGTCGAGCGCGGCTACAAGGTGCGCTATGCGGACGGGTACGAGAGCTTCAGCCCGAATGAGGTCTTCGAGCGCGCGTATCTGCCGCTCGAGGTGAACGGCAAGCTCAAGACTGAGGCACCGAGCATCAGCGCGGAGATGGTCGAGCGATTCATCGACCACCACGAAACCGTGGCGATGGGCGGCAAGACGACCGTTGTGCGCGCGGTGCTGAAAAACGGCTTCGAGATCGTGGAGAGCTCGAGTTGCGTGAGCGCGGAGAACTACGACGAGAAGCTGGGGGAGGAAATCTGCATGAAACGGATCAGAAACAAGGTTTGGGAGCTGCTGGGCTTCCTGCTGCAAACGGCGGTCGGCGGCGTGAACGGCGAGGCCATCAACAAGGACAACGAGATCGAGAAGCTGAAAGCGGACTTAGATTCAGCCAAAAACTCGGCTCAGCATTTGAACGATCAGAGGCAGCAGTATTGGAGAGCGTGGCAGGCATCGAAGCGAGAAGCCGCCGACTTGAAAAACAAACTCAATGACACCGAGGCGGCACTTGGGCGGGCGAATGCGTGCATTGCTACCATGCAGGTTGAAAAAGACCAGCAAACGAAAGAAATTTTCGAATGGCAGGGAAGCGCGCAAGCATTGCATGATGACCTTTTGGATGCTCGAGAGCGCGCCAATTACGCAGAAGCCCACCCGTGGCGAAACTTGTGGAAGTGGCTCAAACGGGAGGCGGCGCGCCATGAGTAACGATCCGTTTAAATGGAGTACACCGCCGAGAGGGGGCGCACCTGTCAATAGTCCGTGCATCGAGCATGACAATGTAAATCACCCCGCGCATTACACGGCGGGAGGGGTCGAGTGCATCGACGCCATTGCGGCCGCATTGACGTGCCAAAAAGACCCGATGCAAGCATGGCTGACGGGACAGGTGCTCAAGTACATGTGGCGCTGGCCGCTGAAAAACGGCAAGGAAGATCTGCGAAAGGCGAGATTCTATCTTGACAGGCTGATCGACAGCGCGGGAGATGATTGAGGTGATGCGATGAGCACGTTTGGCGGAGCCTGCGGGCGTGGCTCAAGAGAAAGCTCAAAATGGCATAAGAAGAGGCAGGGCGAAAGCCCTGCTTCTTTTTTTCCCGTGAGGGAGAACCCCTTTCTTTTCTTTTATATTTCTTTTCTTTCGGGAGAGGGTGCTATACGCAGGATATATCTATGTTGTGTGTATGTAACTATACAGTGGAGAGCGCAGAAAGGAAAGAGAAAGTTTCTGCGCCCGTGGTGAGAAATAAAAGGTGGCGTGTTACCGTCGGAAATAGGAAGCTCGGTTCTCCGAGCGGGGATAAGAATGCTGCGCGATAAGGCCGAGGACGGGGGGCTTGCAGCATAAAAAGAAAGGTGGTGGCGGCATGGCAAAAAATGGGCATCCTCCCAAATATGTGACGGTCGAAGAAATGCAAGCCGTCATTGACCGATACTTTGAGGATTGCAAAGGCGAGCCAATCATCGGGGACGACGGGATGCCGATTCTCGACAAATTCGGGCAGCCGTTTATCATTCACCAGCGCCCGCCGACGGTGACGGGGCTGGCGCTCGCACTTGGATTTACAAGCAGACAGGCGCTGCTGAACTATCAGGCGAAGAAAGGGTTTGTTGACACGGTTACGCGCGCGAAGGCCCGCATCGAGGCTTATGCCGAGGAACGGCTCTTCGACCGAGACGGGCAGCGTGGCGCGGAATTCAGCCTGCGATACAATTTCCGCTGGGTAAATGACGAGAAAAAGGACGACGGCGGAGAAAGCACGTGCGGTGTGGCAGAGCTGCCCGCGGTAATGCCTGTTCCGCAGGACGCGGGAGGTGATGCGAATGGCGAAGCGTAGCGTGGTATGGAAGCCGCAGCCCAAGCAGGCACTCTTTATGAGCCGCTGGGAGGACGAGGCTCTATACGGCGGCGCAGCCGGTTAGGCGGGGGGAAATCCGATGCGTTGGTCATCGAGGCGTTGCGTCAAGTAAATATCCCGTATTACAAGGCGATCATCCTGCGAAAGACCTTCCCGCAGCTTGCCGAGCTCATTGACAAGACGCTGAACTACTACCCGCGTATCTATCCGGGCGCGCGCTACAACGGCAGCAGCCACACATGGACATTCCCAAGCGGGGCGAAAATCATCTTCGGATCAATGCAGTACGCAAAGGACAAGATCAAGTATCAGGGGCAGGCGTATGACTTTATCGCATTCGACGAGCTGACTCACTTTACATGGGAAGAATACAGCTACCTCTTTTCCCGCAACCGGCCAAACGGGCCGGGGACGCGTGTATACATCCGCAGCACGGCGAACCCCGGCGGTGTGGGGCACGGATGGGTCAAGGAACGTTTCATCACAGCAGCGCCGCCGATGAGGACCATCCGCGAGGATGCCGTCGTGCGCTTTCCAGATGGGCACGAAGAACATCGGCAGAAGAGCCGCATCTTTGTGCCGAGCACGGTATTCGACAATAAGATACTGCTCAAGAACGACGACAGCTATTTGACGCGCCTCGCGTCGATGCCGGAGGCGGAGAAGAACGCACTGCTCTACGGCGACTGGGACACATTCTCCGGGCAGGTGTTTACCGAGTGGCGCAATGACAGCAAGCACTACCGCGACCGCATCAACACGCACGTCATTGCACCGTTCCAAATCCCACGCGAGTGGCCAATCTGGTGCGCAATGGACTGGGGCTATTCAAGGCCGTTTGCCATCGGCTGGTTCGCGGTCGACCAAGATAGGCGGCTCTACCACATCCGGGAATATTACGGCTGCACGGGCACACCGAACGAGGGCGTGAAGATGGAACCGACGGCAGTGGCCCGCGAGATGAAGCGCATTGAGGCAGAAGACCCGAATCTCAAGGGGCGGCACATCTTCCGTGTGGGCGACCCCGCGATCTGGGGCACGCAGGGTACGGAGAGCATCGGCTCGCTCTTTGAGCGCGAGCGCGTCTACTTCGAGAAGGGGGATAACGCCCGCATCGACGGCAAGATGCAGCTGCACAACCGATTCGCGTTTGATGAGAACGGCGTGCCGATGCTGTATATCTTCGATACGTGCAAGAATTTCATCCGAACGGTTCCAAACCTCGTTTATGACGAAAAGGACGTTGAGGACGTGAACACCGAGCAGGAGGATCATATCTACGACATGACACGCTATGTGTGCATGGAGAATCCCATTGCGGCGCGGGTAAATAAGCCGCCGAAGCCGGTCTTGTACGACCCGCTGGACATCAATACGCCGAGCTACGACAAATATGCGTGGTTCCAACACAACTGACAGGAGGGGGAAGACATGGCAGGAACGAGAAAATTCCCGCAGACGCAGCAGCAGGCCGACGCGGCTGGCGCTGCTGCGATGTTGGATGCAAAGGCAGAAGCGCCGCTTGTAGGCGCATTCCGCGACAGCGACGCGGCGATGAGCAGCGGCGCAGCCATCGGCAGCAAGGAGATCGGTGATGCCGTAGAAACGCTGCAAAAGTACAAGCAGGGCAAGAGCAACTTCGAGAATCGCATCATCAGCGAGGAGCGCTGGTGGAAGCTTCGGCATTGGGAGGATATCCGACGCGGGGCGAAAGACGCGGGGGAATCGCCCGAGCCTGCGAGTGCATGGCTGTTCAATTCGATCATGAATAAGCACGCCGACGCGATGGACAACTACCCCGAGCCCGTATGCCTGCCTCGCGAGCAGAGCGACGAGGAAAGCGCGCAGACGCTCTCGTCTGTGCTGCCGGTCATCATGGAATACAACGAATTTGACAGCACATACAGCTTCGAGTGGTGGGAAAAGCTCAAACACGGTGTGGCGCTCTATGGGGTGTTTTGGGACAAGGAGAAAGACAACGGGCTCGGCGACATCGCTATCGAGGGCATTGACCCGCTGAATATCTTCTGGGAGCCGGGTATTGAGGACATCCAGAAGAGCCGCAACGTGTTTACGGTGGCGCTCGTCGACCGCGACATCATCGAGGACGAATACCCGCAGTTTGCGGATAAGCTCAGCGGCAGCAGCATTGAAACGGCAAAATACGAGTACGACGACACAGTGGACACGAGCAACAAGGTCGCCGTGATCGACTGGTATTACCGCAAGAAGGCCACAGACGGGAGGACGGTACTGCACTACGCGAAGTTTATCGACGAGGAGCATATCATCTACGCCAGCGAAAATGACCCAGAATATGCGGAGGGCGGATTCTACGAAGACGGCGAATATCCGTTCGTGTTTGACGTGCTGTTCCCAGAAAAGGGCACACCTGCGGGATTCGGATATACGGCCATTGCAAAGGATCCGCAGCTCTACATCGACAAGCTGTGGGGCAACATCCTCGAAACTTCAATGATGGGCAGCAAGCGCCGGTACTTTGCGAGTGAAAGCCTGAACATCAACGAAGAAGAGTTCCTTGACTGGCGCAAGCCGATCATCCACGTGTCCGGCCAGATCGACGAGAGCAGGCTCCGCGAAGTAACGACGCGCCCGCTCGATTCCATCTACGCGAATATCGTGCAGATGAAGATCGACGAGATGAAGGAAACGAGCGCAAACCGCGACGTTTCCAACGGCGGCACGTCCTCCGGCGCGACAGCTGCTGCGGCGATCAGCGCATTGCAGGAAGCGGGCAACAAGGCGAGCCGCGATATGATTTCGGCGTGCTACCGCGCGCAGGCGAAGATCGTGAAGCTGTGCATCGAGCGCATGCGGCAGTTCTACGACGCAGCGCGTACTTTCCGCATCACGAATGAAATGCCCTACGAGTATGCGCAGATCGGCGTGAACGAGCTCGGCGATCAGGTGACTGGTGTGGATAGCCTCGGCAATGACCTGTTCCGCAGGCCGGTCTTTGACATCAAGATCAAGGCGCAGAAGAAGAATCCCTTCTCCCGTGCGGAACAGAACGAGCGGGCAAAAGAGCTGTATTCGCTGGGATTCTTCTCCCCAGACAGGGCACAGGAAAGCATGATTGCGCTCGACATGATGGACTTCGAAGGAATCGACAAGATCAAGAGCCAGGTCAACGAGGGCGCGACGCTCTACAACGTCGTGCAGCAGCAGAGCGATCAGCTGCAAAAGGCGCTCGCGGTTATCCAGCAGCTTACGGGACAGGACATGGGCATCGGAACGGCGGGCGGCACGCAGAGTGGCGGCTCGACACGTAAGAGCGGCAGCGGTGGAATTGAGAGCAAGAACGCTGACGCACAGAGCGCACAGACGCCGTACATGCAGAAGCTTGCCGAACAGTCTAAGCCGAACATGGACACGGGAAGCAGCGCGGCAATGCCGGGGGTGTAAGTGCATGACGATGGTTCACATCGAGCACGAAATTGGTCGATACATGATCCTGTGCGAAGGACATTCGGCGGACGAGAAATGCTGCAATTACATCACGGGTGTGATGTATGCCTTCGGCGGCTATGTGAAGAACATGGAAGCTGAGGGAGAGTGCGAGGTCTATGGCTTCGAGATAGACGATGGTGCGCCGCGCTTCCTCATCCACTGCGGCGGCGACGAGCGCATCGAGGCGGCATTCATCGCCGCGTGCATCGGGCTCAAGCAGCTGGAAGACACGAGGCCGGACGCGATCTGCGTGCACGTCAAAGAGAATTAAAAAATTTTTCTCGCCCGTGGTGAGACGGAGGAAGCCGCATGTTACGCTTTAGGCGTGCGAGTGGCTTCCTCCTATTCATACGCCCGCGAGGGAGGGTCGGCGTTTTTCTTCATCTTTTCGCCGCTCTCCCCTCCCCTGCGGATGATGGGAAGCGCTGCACGGCCTACACGGAGGGCCGAATATCCGCGATTTGACAAGCAGGAGGGATACCATGAACCTCAAAACTACGCTTCGCGTGATCCTGAGTCTCTTTGATGGCGGCGCTGCCGCTGCGGGGGCCGCTGCCGGTGCATCGGGCGGCGCTGAGGGAGGCGCGAGCGCACAGGGCGAGACCACGAATGCAAGCTCTTCTCCCACCCGGAAGGGCAAAACGGGCGAATACGCCAACGTCGTGTTCGGCAAGCAGGAGACACCTGACGATACGGGGACCTCTTCTGGCGAGCCGAAGGGCGAGGGCGCGAAGATGCAGCAGCACGACGCCGGGGCTGCGGAAAAAGGCAGGGAAGACCTGAAAAAGGAGTTCCTTGACCTCGTAAACGGCAAATACAAGGACGTCTATACCGCGGAGACGCAGCGCATCATCAACCGCAGATTCGGCGAAGAGAAGGCCAAAGACCAGAAGATCGCAGATTCGCAGCCCATTATCGACACACTGATGCGCCATTATGGCGTGTCGGACGGCGATATGAGTAAGCTGCGTGCGGCTTTTGAGGGCGATGCGGCGCTCAACAGCGTGCTCTACAATGCGGAAGCGGAGAGCATGGGCATGAGCGTGGAACAGTACCGCGAGTATGCGCGGATGCAGCAGGAAAACGAAGCGCTCAAACGCCAGGAAGAAGACAGGCAGCGCCAGCAGAAAGCCGACGAGACTTATAACGACTGGATCCGTCAGGCGAGCGAGCTGGTCGGCACGGCGGACGCACCGGGCGAGTACCCTGACTTCGACCTCAAGCGCGAAGTCGCGGAGAATCCGCGTTTCATTGCGATGCTGCGTGCTGGCGTTCCTGTAAAAGACGCTTACGAGGTATCCCATTTAGGCGACATTCAGGCTCGTAGCGCGGCGAAAGCTGCGGCGGAGATGGAAAAACGCGTGATGGACAATGTCCGCGCGAAAGGAATGCGCCCGAACGAGAATGGAACCACTTCCCAGCCGGGGGTCATTGTCAAGAGTGACCCGAGCAAATTCACGAAGGCCGACCGCGCAGAGATCGCAAGGCGCGTTCGGCGCGGCGAGCGCATCGTATTCTGATGCCCGCCTAATTTACCGACTGTAAGAAGGGAGACAAAACTCTATGAAGAAGTTCAAAGACATTTTCATTCTGCCCGTTATTCTGAGCCTGTTTGAGGGCCAGACGAACGTGACGACCGATGCCGGTCTCTCGGGCGAGATGAAGACCTACTACTGCGACACCCTGATCGACAACGCCGAACCCGAGCTGGTGCATGACCGCTTCGCGCAGAAGCGCAACATCCCCAAGGGCAAGGGCAAGGAAATCGAGTTCCGTAAGTATGATCCGCTGCCCAAGGCCTTGACGCCCATCACCGAAGGCGTGACGCCCAAGGGACGTAAGCTGTCCATGACCACGCTGACCGCGCAGGTCGACCAGTACGGCGATTTCGTCGAGATTTCCGATATCCTCGACCTGACCGCCATCGACAACAACCTGCAGGAAGCGACGGTGCTGCTCGGCTCTCAGGCGGGCCGCACGCTCGACACCATCACCCGCGAGGTCATCAACGGCGGCTCCAACGTCCAGTACGGCGAAGGTCAGGTGACGGGCCGTCATCTGCTCGTTGGCGGCGAGGCCGCGGGCAACCACTATTTCACGGTGCGCGCCGTCCGCAAGGCGGTTCGCTTCCTGAAAACCATGAACGCCCCGCGCTATGAGGGTTCTTACTGGGCCATCATTCACCCTGACTGTTCCTACGACATTCAGGATGACCCTGATTGGAAGCGCCCGCACGAGTACAAGGACACCAGCAACATCTACGACGACGAGATCGGCAAGATCGCGGGCGTCCGCTTTATCGAGACGACCGAAGCGAAGGTGTTCCACGCGGATGACCTGACTGAGGGCGCACGCGACCTGACCGTCAAGAGCGCATCCAGCAAGGTCTTGACCGTAAACGAGGCCATCACTACTGCTGACGCCGCAAAGTTGGCTGGCCGTGAGGTCGTCATCGGTGGTGCACTTCTTGAGATCGAGAGTGCCACGGCCGCGGGTGCTGGCATCGCGACGATCACGTTGAAAGAAGCGCCTGCTGCCACCCCGACGGCGTCGACCACCATCTATCCGGGCGAAGCCGGTGCGAAGGGCCGCAACGTCTACTCCACCCTCATCATGGGCGCGGAGGCTTACGGTACGACCGAGCTGACCGGTGGTGGCCTTGAGCACATCGTCAAGCCGCTCGGCTCTGCCGGTACGGCTGACCCGCTGAACCAGCGTGCAACCGTCGGCTGGAAGGCGACCAAGGTCGCCGAACGTCTGGTTGAGGCGTATATGATTCGCGTGGAGACCACTTCTACGTTTGACGAGACCCCGCTGACCTAACCACCAAGGGGGCGGCTGTGAACGCCGCCCCCGCCACTGAAACGGAGGAAAGACCGATGAGCGAAGCAAAGAACGCCGTTGCGGCTGTGAACGCCGCCCCCGCGGGCGAGGAGTACGTCAGCGTCCGCCTGTTCAAGGACAGCGGCAAGTACAAGGATGACCTGCTGGTGTGCGTGAACGGCGAAAGCTGCCTGATTCAGCGCGGCGTGACCGTACAGGTCAAGAGAAAGTTCCTGTGGGCCATCCAGAACCAGATGAGACAGGATGCCTCGACCGCAAATCTCATCCAGACGATGAGCAGCGACTACGTTGAGAGCGCGAAGGCCCACAACGCGTAAGTGAATACGACCGCGAGACACGAAAAATGAGTTGCGACACGGCGCAGCAAGGGACGAAAAAGTCGCTCTTGCTGCGCCGTTTTCCATAAGAGAGGTGACAACATGGTTATTGAAAATGCTTACGCGCTCGAAGAGATCAAGCTCGGGCGCAGGGGCGAGAATCAGGCGCGCAAGGTCGTCTTTGACGTGCTGGGAAAGTGGCGCGAGGGCTATGGCGAGGGCGTGGCGAGCCTGATTGTGCAGCGAAACGGCGATGCGCAGCCGTATCCCGTGACGGTGACAGAAGAAGACGGCGCGCTCGTGTGGCTGGTATCGAGTGTTGATACGGCGGTGGCCGGTGAGGGCGCGGCAGAGCTGCGCTATACCGTTGGCGATACCATTGTGAAGAGCCAGATATATAAAACACGCGTGCGCGAAACGCTGGAAAACAGCGGAGAGGCACCGCCTCCGGCCTATCAAAGCTGGGTCGATGAAGTTTTGCGGGCGGCGGCGGATGCGGAGACGGCGGTTTCCAAGATGCCATACGTCGACGAGACCACGGGCAACTGGTTCAAGTGGGACGCCACGGCGGGCGCTTTTGCCGACACGGGTGTTGCCGCGACCGGTCCGCAGGGCGAAGTCGGCCCCAAGGGCGACACCGGCGCACAGGGACCAAAGGGCGACACAGGCTCGACCGGCCCCAAGGGCGACACGG